GCCGACGGTGAAACTTACGGTGAGTACGGCAAATAGCCGTGATAGTGCATCCATTTTGTTCTCCCTTTATTGTAGTTTATTCTGTCAAACCCTTACCGTATAAGGGCTATCAGTTCTGCGAACTCGTTGAGTGTCATCAACACTATCCCGTCAGAGTTACCTTCAGGCATAGCGATCATGGCGAACGGTCTGATGTCTCCTAACGCTTTAGAAGCATCCGATTGTTGTTTCGCTGACCGAAACCTTGTCTCGATAGGGCCGACTTGCGCACCGGCTTTAACTTCAACGCGAAATAGACCGCCCCAATGTTCTTCATGCCGAGAACCTGCGTTACCTGTCGCAGATAATCCCAGCTTGCGTCGGGCATGGCGGGCTTTAGCATCACCTTTAGTTCGATTCCTTTTCCCCCGAGCCGCAGGATCGTTACATCCACGGACCCGTCGCTTACCGTCACGAGATGGGCGACCGAGCAGCCCGAACTTCGGACATTCAGGTAGGTTGCATTTGTCTCGGTTGCCTTGACATTCGCCTTTGCGTTCATCGGTCATTCTTTTCCTTGAAGGGTTGCGGAACGAATTGTTCTTAGTCCGGTGAACTGCACCTGTTTTTCGTCAAACCAACCAGCTGCTTGTCGGCCATCATCCCCGCCCCAATCTTTTGTGAAATGGACTTCAATGGTGTCAACATCAGATGGGTCAAGATCAAAGATTTCACACAATAAATCTTTTGTTTCTTTTAATACACTCATTGTGGGTCCAAAGTTTCGATAAGTTCCCAGACCTCGCCTTTAGTCATCTCGTTCAAGTCATTCAACGGATGCTTCACAGAGCCGACAGCCAACTCCAGTTTGGCTTCAGGTGTGTCGAAGCCTTTGGCGTTCATCAACGCTTTAAGTTTCGCTAACTGTGTGCCACCCACCTTGCTGTCAGGGTTCGATGGTTTAACGTTCGGGTTATGTACCGGTTCCACGGGTGTTGCTTTGAACGTTTCAACTATCGCCTTCTCTGCTTCGGCGTTCGTCAACGGTTTAGGTTGTTCTTTCATTGACTTGAACGTGTCACGCAACTTCGCCATGTCGGTATCTTTTAGGCCGATCAGCAACACGCCAGCCTGCTTCGCTACCTCGTTCGGGTCAAGGTTCGCTTCCTTACAAGCTGTCTTGAATCGTTCAATGTTTTCCTGGCTGACAACACCGGCAGGTTTCGCAGGTGCGACAGGTTCTTCCCACTCAGACTTAGACCAGAGCGATAGGCAGATGCCGAAGCGCATGGATGCGTTACGCAAAAAGTCTCCGACAAGTTCTTTATCTAGATCAGGTTTGTCTGCTCGAACCGAACCGACACCCAACATAGATTTGCCCAAGATGGTGAGGTTGCCCCACATCGTTGCCATGCCGTTCGTTTCGGTGATAGCCGGTCTGCCGTTCACCCAACCGCAAGGTTCCCATGACCACATTGGATCAATGTCGATGAGGATGCGTGTGATTTCTGCGTGGCCTACGAAGTCCAATGTGATGCCACCTCGCGGTAGTTTCCCGACAATGGATGGGTCTGGTACCCCGTACTGTTTGATGATGTCTTCGAGTTTCATTCTTCTATTCTCCTTTTTGATTGTTTGTCTCTGTTAAGTTTTAGAACTTCAAATGTTTTCTCCATTTGTTCACGCCATTCTTCTTCGGTTTCATAGAATCCCCATTTTTCTCGCATCATTTCTTCAACTGGCACAATTTTTGAAACGTTTGGGAAACCCCAACCGCAATCAAACCATTGAACCTCGTAACTAATTGGATAACCCTGTTCGTCACAAGACACGATTGAAACAATGCGGGCCTGTTGAAGTACCCACTCAAAATCAGGGTAAAACTCTAAAGGTTCTTTTGCGTAAATGTGAACAAACTTATTTAGTAACCCTTTATATTTTGGTTTAGCAGCCATTACTTTGCTCCTTTCAAAGCCACACGGAATGTGCGGATGGTTGATTGTTTCCTATATTTTTCTACTAACGCAGGATGATCCTGCTCTAACTTCTTTTGATCTAACGATGTGCGTGTCGAAGTTTTCCAAGTCGCAGCCAACGTACCGTTAATCGTCGCAAACTCTGACTCGCCCATCAGTTCACAAACATCTGCTTTGATCTGATCCTCAGCAGTCTCTAGTTCTTTAATAGATTTCTTTATTGTTTCCAACGACTTCAAACTGTCCAACAGTTCGGCAGGTAACTGCACAGTCGTACCAGTACCCTCAGGGAACCTCGCTGTCATGTGCCGGTACTCGTACTCTGCACCCTCAGGCATCATCCCCAAATCGATAGCGGCCAAAAACTTTCGGCAAGCATCAATGTGCGCCTGCTTCTCATCAGACGAAACCTTCTGCACATAATGATGCAACTCAAGATCGGAGTCAAAGATCGCCCAATCGATACTGAACACGTTGGCGCACAAAGCCTGCTGTACACCCTGCCAATACCAGTAGCCAGGCAGTTTCCCATCCCAACGTTTCTTCGTAGTTTTAACCTCAACGATTTGCCGTTCGTCAGGTTCGCCCATGCTCATCGCATCAAGGGTCGCCATCAGACGCACACCGTCTTCTTCGTAGCAGTACATCACGTCAGGTGAATACAAAACTTTGGACATACGATCAGCAGCCCATTGAATCAGCATCGGTTCAAGACGGTTGCCTCGTTCCATCGCCGAGTTCGGTGCCTGCGGTTCCGGTGCTTCAGATGCCAACAGTTCGATAGCGAGATCGGCAGCCGTTTTGAACGGATGATCTCCGTGAACTACAGCAGCGACAGACGCTGTGATGCGCGGCTCACCGGCATCGTTTTTCCATCGGGCTTTCAACCAGTCGGCTGTGCCGTGTTCAGGTTTGATTGTGGTGTACCAGTTTTTCATAACTCCCCTTTGTTTGGTTTACTTAGAGCATACGGGCAGGGTGTTGCAAAGTCAAATCAATTTTTGGTTGATCCAAAACTTTTACGTTCTGCACCATAGACACAGGGATATGTGTCACCATCCCTATAGTTTTAAGGTCCGGTACCTCGTCAGGCATATATGAACCGGTGATCGAAATGTACCCTGGCAGACATTCAGGCCACAAGAAACCCACCGACACAACATGGCAGGCTTCAGGTTTATAGGTTTCTATCTCGATCCATCCGTTATCGGAATCGTATGCGTCTATCCAATGAACCGACACAAGCGACCACGGGCAGGACATCAGCTTTCTTTCGACAGATATTCGTAACTGGCGTAAGACATAGACATGATGCGACCCTCACGGGTTATCGCTATCCACGTCGGGGCATCAGGGTCACATAAACATGACGACACTTTAGTTTCATCATGCTCAATGATCGCGTCACAATGCTGGCAACAAAGTCTCATAACCAACACACATACTCTGAAGTGACACGACCTTTGATCGGGTCAACGAAATGTAAACGTTGCGAAGGTTTACCAACAGCCGCAATAAACGTACGCGCATACTCGTTATGCGACTCAGGTGAACCTGTCACGAACACACGGCCACCGTTCGCCATCGTGAGCGCAGTAGGTGTATGGAAATGCCCCATGTAACAGTCATGGAATGATTCTACGACACCCGTGGACCACGCCGAAACCTTGCGCAAAATAGAGCCAAACGCCCCTATTTCGTCGCCGTGAACCAACAACACGTTGTAGTTACCGATAGCGAAAATCTGGTACCAGTCATCAGACATCTGCCATTTGACGTGCTTGATGTCGGCACAGTTGTCCGACGCAATCTGATAGGCGATCCGGTCAATGTTGTCGCCTGCTGGCATATCGCCTTTGCGCCCAAGCCGACCATGATTACCGAACTCGCATATCACTTTGACTGTCTCAAAGTTTGTGGCAAGGGTACGGATAGATGACTCAATGATCTTTACGACAGCAAACATTTGTTCGTACAGGTGCGCACTTACTTCGTATTGTTGCCCTGGGAAGATACCTAAACCTTCAACCATGTCGCCACCCAACATCACTACACATTCTTTGACAGGGTGGTGGGCGCGTTGTATTTCGGTGAGTTGTATCACTTTGCGGATCATGTCCTCGATGCGGGCTGTCAGCACAGAGATGTCGTACGAGACTGTCTGTTTGCCTGCCTGCCAGTCAGTCAAATGAACGAGGGCTACTTCGGCTTTCGTTTTCCGTTTATCTTTCACCGGTGCGATAATCGCAGGTCTAGGTGTGGTAAGCAAAGATGTTCGTGCCGCTTCGAACACGGCTTCCACATAGTCTGCTGTTTTCAGTTTCGCTCGTGCTTCAGCTAACTGTGAGGTGCGTAATGCTTTACGCAAATCTATGATCTGCTGTTCGTAGGTGGCTTCGTCAGATATTTTCATTGAGGTTCTTTCGTAGAACAGTAATGGTGCTGATACCAACCACATCGATGCCACGTCTAGCCAACGCAGCATGGATAGCGCGACCGCTAATCGATGGGTCTTTCATCGCTTTCATGAAGTCTTTGAAATCTTCTTCACCTAAAGCTTTACGCAACCTGTACAGGCTGTTTTTTTCTTCGTGCGCCGACTTCAACTCGTCATAGAACGCACCCATTATCGTGCCGCCATATTCAAACAAGTGAGATACCCGAGCGCATCCACCAAACTGTCGTGATGAATAGTGTCGTTCTCCAAATTGGTACGCAACCGCGCCAGTTTGACTGACACCATAAACAGGATCGCCTCAGACACAGACAAATCAACACCGGTAATCGAATAAAAAATGTCCGACACC